GGTTGGCCATCGACCGGGGGATCGACGACTCGGAGGCGAAGTCGAGGATGTAGTCGACCTCGCCGAACAGCTTCGCTGTCGTGTCGGCGATCGGGGTGGACAGGTCGCAGATCACCACCGTGACCCGCGACCAGTCCGGCTCCGACAGCGTGATCCGCTCCGGCACCCCACGGTGGGAGAACGTGACCGGGCAAACCACGTCCCAGTCGGTGGTGTCGAGGATGTGCCGGATACAGTTCGCGCCGAGAAACCCCGCCGCGCCGGTGACCAGCACTCGCCTCGGCTGGCGCGGCGACTCGGGTCCGGGCTCACCCATGAACGCCGACGCGATAGTCATCGCCATCACAGCACCATCGGCAGGGGCTGCGGGACGATCCACCGGCCCTTATGCGGGTTGCGGCGCAGCACCGTGCCCAGGTAGTTCGCGGCCAGCAGCAGCAACGCGTCGGTGGGGTGCTTGTCGTACACCTCGGGCGACACGATCTCCACCCCGGTGCCGGGCACATACCGGCCGTGCTTGTAGGGCGTGGTGTCGACCACGTACTGCAGCTGGTCCCGGCCGATGCCGCAGAAGTTCATGATCGTGGTGGCTTTCGCCGCCGCCCCGTACCCGCCCAACGTGCCCCTGGCGAGTTCCTGGTCCACGAGGGACCGCAGGTGTTCGCGGGTGCGGTCCACCTTGCCCTGGAACCCGGGATACGCCTTCGGCAGCCACGCCTCCGACGCCAGGATGCGGTGCACCCGGTCCGAGGGTGCGCTGTGCGGGTCGGCGGACAAGGTGACGCGGATCCCACCGCCCTGCAACTCGATCAGCTCCGCGTCAACCACATACAGGCCATGCAGGCCCGTGGCCAATCGCAGACTCGACAGCGAGTAGAAGAACCGGTGTTCGTGGTACACCTGGTCGTACATGTTGCCGGCCAACAGGTCCGGCAGGTACTGCACCTCGAACACGGCGACGCTGTTGTGGTCCATCAGCGTGCGCACCCCGGCCAGCACATCACCGAGGTCCTGGACGTGGGCCATCGAGTTGTAAGCGATCACCAGTCCCGCGGGTCCGTGCGACTCGCGGATCTCTTGGGCCAAGTCCTGTGTCAGCGGCATCAGCGCGACCTCAAGCCCGCGGTTCCGCGCAACTTCGACCGGGCCGGCTGCCGGGTCGACACCCAGCGTGGGGCAGTTGGCGTCGCGGAAGTGCTGCAGCAGGCTGCCGTCGTTGCACGCCACCTCAACGGTCAGGCGCCGCGCCTGCCTCTTGTGCCGCGACAGCAGCAGCTCGGCGCCGCGGCGGTGGTAGTCCAACTGCGCGGGCGAGCCACCGGAGTAGAAGCCGTAATCCACGCCGTACAACTCGTGGTCGTTGACTATCTCCATCAGCTGCGCCAGACCGCAGTTGCCGCACACACCGACCTGCAGCGGGAACCAGTGCTCGTTCTCGTTGGGTGTGGCCGGGTAGCGGTTCGCGATCGGTGTCTTCCCCAGGTCGAGGAACACGGCCAGGTCCTGGCCGCCGCACGCGCCGCATGTCTTACGCGGATAACCGGGGCGGATCATGACGCCACCGCCGACACGGCGCACTGCCACTGCGGGCCCCGCACGGCCACCGGCCACTCTGCGGGAACGTCGTCGATCTTCATCGGCGTTGCCTCGCCCCAGCCGGTGTGGTCGAGCATCGCCACAAGGTCTCCGGCGGTGCACGCCCACTGGTGCTCGTCGCCCGGCCAGCGGGCCGCCCCGTACAACAGCGACTCCATCGGGATGTCGAGGGTGCCGGCGTCCTTCATCTGCAGGGCGATGTCGATGTCCGGCCCGACCACCATGATCTGACCGAACGGGGCCATGCGCAGACGAAGTTCCTCCAGCAGATCCAGCGCGTCGCCGACGTGGAGGTGCTCGAGCACATGCCCGGCGTAGACGTGGGTGACGTCATGCCAGTGCGCTGGCAGGTCCCGGGTCAGGTCGACCCGCTCATCAACCCGGTAGGTGGTGCCGAAGTCCACATTCGTCCAGTCGGGGCTGTACCAGTCCCCGCAACCCAGGTTCAGCCTCACGACAGGCTCCCGTCGAACACGCTCTCCCACAGGTGGATGTGCCGGCCGAACGTCCACTCCCGCGACGTGTCATGCGCGGCCTTCGCCATCGCCTGCCGCGTCCCGTCATCGGTGAGAGCCAACAAGTACGGCACCCACTCCGACCGGTCGCGGACCAGGAACCCGTTCACGCCGTGGTCGATCCAGTCCACGTTCTGCCCGATCGCCGAAGCGACCGTCGGAATGCCGCGCGCCCCGTACTCGATCAGCTTCGTCACCGTCTTGGACCGGTTGAACTTCGAGTCCATCAGCGGCGCCACACCGATGTCGAAGTTCAGCGACCACCAGAACGAGTCCACGTCGGTGAACGGCACAAACTCGCACCGCGCACCCAGCCGGCCGTCGGTGTAGTCGCCGCCGTACATGCGGAACCTGGCCGACGGCACCAGCTTCGCGTACTGCACCAACGCGTCCGTGACACCCGGCCAGTCCTGCCGCTTGAACGCCGACCCGGCCCACCCCACCGTCAACCCCTCGCGCTCGGGGAACGGTGCGTCGGGCAGGTCGTCGGGGATGCAGATCGGCAGGTACACCACATGCGGGTGGATCTCCGCGTACCGGTCCCGCATCACCGGCGACGACGTGGTCACCACATCCGCGGCCAACACGTTGCGGCGCGTCTCCGCCTCGTGCGGGTGGAACACCCGGTACACGGCCACGTTCTGCGGGTCGACGCACAACACGTCGTCGTCCATGTCGTACACGGTCAGGATATTCGGGTTCGCGCACAACTCATGCCACCGCGGCGAAGGGCCGGTGAGGCGGTGCGCGAACACCACGTCGTGCTCTTCTATGTCGCCCGGAAGCTCCGCACCGAAAGTGGCGTCGAACCTCGTTTTGTCGAGCAGCGGGAACGGCCGCCCGATCCGGAACGCCCACTCCCCCGCGTACCACTGAGACCAGCCGAAGACGCGGATCATGCGGCCACCGCCTTGCCGCTCACGGCGTGCCTCCCCACTTCACCGCGAACGTCTCCAAGTCCTTATGCGCTTGGTCGACCAATGGCCCGACCGTGTTCGTGTTCGCCAAGGTGTTCACCACGAGCGGGCCAGGTGTCGCGAGCACACCGCCCGCGTCGATAGCCTGGCGGTTGAAGTCATCATCGAAGCAAAACCAGCGCATAGATTCATCAGCGCGGATGCCTGCCTCGCCCTTCACGACGAACGCCCACGGCGTCATCCGCTCATTACGCGGATACGGATACGCGGCCAGCAGCGACGCCCGATGCACGGGAACCGTGCCGGTGTGGGCGACGACCGCCGTCTCGTGCTCCCGCAAAGCCTTCGAGCAGATGTCGAACCAGCCGGCGGGGACGATCGCGTCGTCGTTGAAGATCGCCACGTCGTACGTCTTCTGCTCATACTCGTCGGCGGCCCTAGCGGCATACCCGAGCAGCTCATTCCAGAACCGCGACAGATGTGGCGGCTGCTCCGGGTCCTTGATGAACGCGATCTCCGCCGGCTTAGCCGCCTCAGCCAACGCGAGACGGTCAACCGGCGGCTCAGACGCGTTGTCCAACACCACGATGTAGTCCGTCTGCGTCGACAGCGACGACACCAACGCCAACAACAACGCCGGCCGGTTATGCGTCGCGATCAACGCGTACCGCGGCGCCAAACGCTCCTTCGGCGACGAATCCGCCGCCTTCTCCGGCGCCGGGTTCAACGCCCGCTGCCGCCAGTAATCCTCCTCACCGAGCCAGATCGGCTTACGGTGAGTGGTCTGCACGCCGGTGTGGACGTGGATCGGGATGTCCAACTGCCGCACCCGCATACAGAACGACAGGTCTTCACCGACGAGCTCGCCGGTGGTGGGATTGATGACCCGCGAATACCACGAGTTGAAGCCCTCGCCGTAGCGGTCCCGGATACGCTCAAACACGCTGCGGTGGATCAGGATGCAGTGACTACCAACCCCGTCGCATTTGGTGAGCGTGTCCTTCGGGTAGTCCCACCGGACCTCGAACCCCGCCCGGTCCCCCACCACATTCCAGTCCATCACCACCGGCCACGCGATGGGCCGGTAGCCGCCCATGCCGTCCGAGTCGTACTCCCGCTGCGCGAACGTCATCGCAGCAACCACCGGCCGTTCCACCGGGTCGGCGGCCTCGAACAGCCGGTCCACCGTGTCGGCGAAGAACCCGGCGTCGGTGTCCGACCACCACAACCAGTCCGCCCGGTCATCCTTCAGGAACGCCTCAACAGCGCCGTTGCGGGCCGAGCTCAGCCCGTCGGTGGCGCCGCGGAACGCAACAAACCCGCCCCGCCACACCCGCGACTCGTGCTCAGCGTCGTACGCCAACGTCTGCAGGAACGAATGGAACCAGGCGTACTCGACTGTGTTCATGTGCACGAACGCCGCCGCAACCGCGGTAGACGGCTCGTTGATCGCCATATCGACGACCGCTAAACGTGGCTCCTCAGACATGTGTGTCCCTCAACGGATGGCGATTGGATGGCTGACCTCCGGCCGGCTGGCCATCCAAAGCAGCCGGCCGGAGGGGAACAGATCAGGAACGGCGGACGCTGCGCCGCTCGCCCGGGTTGGCGGTGGCTTCCTCGACCTCGTTCAGGTCGTTGTCGTAGCCGCGCGGAGCCTCGGAGTACAGCAGCCCGTACCGCGGGTCGTCGGAGAACAGATGCGGCCTAGACCGCACCACCGGATCATCAGCCGGCCAATGCGACCCCTTCGGGATGACGATCGTCTGCCCGGTCCGCAACGTCACCGGCTCCGAACCGGTCGCGTACACAACGTCGATGTCAGTCACTGGATGGCCTTTCGGGGACATGCGAAAGCCCCGGCCGATTACGACTCGGTCGGGGATTCGCGTAGAAGCGGCTTCGCTGGCTTGGGCTGTATTCCTGGACCACGCCGGGGAGTTCGCGCTCCCCGGCGTCCCTTGTTGCTGGTGATTCTACGCTCGGCCTATGCCCGTTATGAAAACGGACACACCGTCACGTATTGACCAAAAGGCGGAAGGCGGACGTATTTACCACACCCGACCCAATTCGGGAATACGCGAACCAACCGCGCGAACCATTAGGAAGGTTATTATTCGTGTGAAAGAGCATGGGGATCAACTCGACGCTCATCCCGGCACGTCGAGCGATCGTAAAGCCGTTCATGAAGTCACCGACGAGCGCGAGCCCGGAGTTCACCGAGGTGCTCGTGGTGGTGTTCGGCATGTACGGCGACTCGTACGCGGACTTGCCGTAGAACGTGTCGGCCCACTCCGTCGGGATGTTCACGGTGTAGGCGTGGAACACGTTCGCGGTGCCCAGCTGCCGGAGTTTGTTGTTCACGTCGACCGACATGAGCCACGAGGCGCGGCGGCGGAACCGCTGGGGCAGGGCGCCCCACACGGCGTAGGGGTCGTTGGCGCCGAAGTTGACGCCGGAGGTCTGCACGCCGACGCGGCAGGCCGTGGCGGCGGAGACGGCGGTGAGGACGCCCTGGGGTTCGCCGGAGCCGGAGCCGCGGGTGAACTTGTCGACGAGGAGCTCGTCGTAGCCCTCGGCCAGCAGGGTCTGCATCTCGGTGGCGAAGTTGGGGTAGTCCTGCCCGACCTCGATCGAGTAGGGGATGAACCCGCGGGCCATGAAGATGGTGATGGTGGGCTGCAGCAGCGTCGGCGCGTCGTCGGAGACCTCGGAGGCTTCCGAGTCGAACGACCAGGTGACACCGGCGGAGTTGATGCCCTTCCAGTTGTTCGTGTTGACCTCGACCTGCTTGGAGATCTGCAGGAACGGATTGCCCGAACCCTGGGCGGTCATGATGATCGACGGGTCGATGAAGACGGGGATGCCGAAGCCGCCGGCGCCGTTGGAGCCTTCGGACGCGGCACGGTATTCGTCGTAGAGGCGGATGGCTTGGCGTTCCTCGTCGTCGAGGTACATGAAGCCGTTGGGCTTGGTGACGAGTTTCTGCCACGCGTTGCGGTAGTTGTCGTTCTCGGTGGCGACGATGCGCCGCGCGATGTCGGTGTTCTTGCGGACCGTCTTCTCGATCTGGTCCTTCTCGGTGGAGTCGAGGTGCGCCGAGGAGGACCGGTCGTCGAGGGTGCGCAGGGCCATGTCGCGGGCTTCGGCGTTGCTGAGCCGGACCACGCCGTTGGACGAGTCGATGCCGTTGCGGATGTTGGCGTAGGCGCTCTTGACGGCGGCGGGGCGGCGGCTGAAGACCTCGCCGATGGCGCGGTGCTCGTCGATGCGCTTGATGGCGGCCTCACGCACGCGCAGGCCGTACTCGAAGGCGACCTCTTCCGCGCGGGTCAGGTCGCGCAGCTCGCCGGTGTCTTCCTGGTGGATGGAACGCAGGTGCGCGTCGAGGACCTCGACGAGTTCGCGCAGCTGCTCGGGGGTCTTGTTGCGGACCTCGTCCGGGGTGTTGTCGCCAAGGTCGGCGACGTCCTTGCCGTCCAACATGGCGGCAATGTCGAGTGCCATGATGCTTCCTTCGTGCTAGTCCGATGGGAGGGTGTGCAGCATCTGCGTGCGGTAGATCCGTTCGCGGATGCGTTTGGTGCGTGACGCTTCGTCCTCCCAGGACTCGTCGTCGTGATCACCGCCGCCGGCACTCCGCGTGCCTGGCCGCCCGGTGAGGTCTGTGGCGAGCCCGGCCTGTTGGCGCAGTTCGCGGATGAGTTCTTCGCGTTCGTCCTCGTCGAAGGTGGCGAGGATGGAACGGACGGACACGGTGGTGTCGCGGTAGGCGGGGAACACGACCGGGCCGGCTTCGGGAACGTCAGCGTCGAGGATGTGACGCACGTCCGGTTCGCCCTTGCGCCGTTCCCACTTGTCGCTCTTCACCTGCATGCGCCACGACATGCCCTTGACGGCTTTACCCATGATGGCTTGGCGGATGGGTTCGACGACGGGGTTGTCAAACAGGTCGCCGGCCACGTCGTAGCCGCTGCGGTTGTTGCCGTCCCAGTCGTCGTAAACGCCGATGGGAACGGTGCCGGTGCGGGGGTCCTTGCCGTGGTCGAACTGCATGACGGGATAGCCGAGAGCGTTGAGCGAACGGTCCATGAAGCCCGGGTGGGTCTCCTCGTCGAAGTCGCCGCCGCGGTCGGGGATGCGGGCGCGCTTGTTGAACACGGCGACCCGGCCGACCAGGCGCCTGCCGTTGCGGGAGACCTCGCGGAGTTCGAAGTTGTAGGAGCGGGTGCACACGGCGAGGCGGGCGGAGCGGCCCATGTCGTCAGGGTCGTTGTCGGGTTCGTCGTCGCCTTCGAACTCGATGCCGTACTTCTTCCCGGCGGCCATGATGCGTTTCTTGACCGCGGCGAGATCGTCGGCGGAGTACCGGGACGCATTGTCGGACTGGTTGATGTAGGACCAGGCGGCGCGCACGTGCTCCTCGGTGTCCAGCGGGTAGCGCTTCTGCTTGTCGGCCTGATAGCCGGGGTCGGCGTAGTCGACGTTGCCGTACGGCATTGTGGGGGCGGCGCGGGTCTCGAGGACCATCGTGGACTCCCTTGCTGCCGTTTTCCCACCGCACGGGGACAGGGCTTGGGCGGCTTGCAGTTGGTGGATGAGGGCCGGGCTGGCGTGGCCGGTCTGTTTGAGGCCGAGTTTCTGCTGGGCGGCTTTGACCGCGCCGCCGCCGGAGCCTGCGGAGGTGAACTGGCCGCCGGTTGAGCTGCCCGCAGCGGCGTGGTTGCTGTTGAACCGCGCCTCGTCGTCAAGGCCGAGGATTTCGAAGATGTCCACAAGTCCTCCTCCCCGTGCCTAGTGGACGCCTAGCCGGGGCCTACGCGGTGCCCACGTGGTGGCTTGCCGTGAGTGACTCGATTCAGATCGGCGCCGGGCCAGAAACCGAAATGATCGTGGAACCACTGCGCGGCTGTGCGTTTCGCCTCACCGATCGGCATGTACTTGAGGAGGTGGTGGTACAACTCGGTCCACGGGTCCGGGGCGGCTACCCACAGACCGGCGCCCTTGCCCTCAAGCCAGTACTCCTTCAGCCTCTCCGGGTCGCCGGGGTGCGTGTCGTGGCCGAGGGCGCGCAGTTCCACGCCGGCGAGTTGAAGGTCGACGTGGCGCTTGGCGGCCTTCTTCGCGGTCTTCGCTGCATCGATCTCACGGAGCATGAGTTGCAGCTCTTCTTCCATGCGGCCGCGATCCAGCGGCTCGCCCGAAACGTGCCACCGGCGCTGAGCGTTCGCATATATGGCATGCGCCAAGTCGCTTGGCGATCGAGCGTTATCCACGTATGCGCCAGTCATCTTGGCTAGCTTGCGCAGATCGGAAGGGGACCGCGCCGCCAGCTCGTCCACGAACTGCGGTGTCGTCGCCGCCGGCGCCGCCGCTTCTTCTGCCCCGTGTCCGGCTTCGTCGAGGATCGCTGAGCGCAGCGTCGCCACCGTCGTGCGTGGCGTGTACGGCACCCCGGCGTGGTCGGCCAAACCCTGCAGGTCCGCCTTGCGGTGGGCCTTCAGCAGCTTCTCCGCGTCGGCGCGGGACGGGGCGGCCTTGAGAGCGGTGAGGGTGGAGGCGTGGTCTAACGTTGTTCGATCTGCGCCAGCAGTTCCTTGATGTCCTGCGGCAGTTGATCCCAGTCGTCCACCTGCTCCGCCGCCGCTATGACCCGCAGACGCTCCGGCATGGTCACCGGATGCAGGCCCAACACCTGGCCCAGACGGCGCGACAGCTCCGGACTCATTGTGGTGGACCTCCGAGACGAGGGCGGTGCGGTTGAGGATAACCCACTGGTTGCCAGCGGCCTCGGCGCCGATACCGGGCCTTTCGCCCTTGTGGATCTCGATGGCGTCGTAACCGCGCGCCATCGCGAACCGACCCGGATCACCGTATGCGCGGGACTCCACAGACCGCCAATCGCGCATCTCCGGGTGCTCGTTGGCGTAGGCGTCCATCTCGGCCAACAGCGCCGGCCAGCGGATCACCTTAGCGTCCGACCGCAATCCGTACCGACCAACCGATTCCGGCGTCTTATCGCCATAGGCCTTCGCGTGCGTGCGGGACTCGGCCATGTAGAAGCCGTTACCGAAGGTGCCGATACCGACCCGGAGCGGGCCGCTGCGGAGTTGGCGGTGAATCTCGGCGGGCGTCATTCCACCGGCGCCCTCGATGACGCCTCGGTGCAACTCCACACCGATGTGCCGTTTGCCAACATGCGTCGGAACTCGGTCGGAGTGGCCAGTTGAGTGGGACCGTCGAACCCTTGGTCGTGGGCTACCACACCCGCGATGAGGTCGCCGGTGTCCGTGTCCTCGCCGTAGCCGCCAGCGGAGTCAGCCATTTGCGGGTGGGCGTTGGCCCGCACCATCACCCGTTCGGCGCTGCTGTGCACATCACCGCGGAGGATGTCGTGCGCCTCGACCCGCTCAACTGGTGTGCCGACTCGCGCATCAAGCCGCTGGGCGTGCGCCTCAGTGTCGTCGAGGGCCTTGCGCCCCTTGGCGGACAGCACATACTGGCCACGCTGCTCGCGAACAAAACCCTGAGACTGGAGGTCCTTAACCTTGTCTCGGAATCGGAGCCCCGACTTCGATGCCTTCGGCGCGACGGTTGTCGACAGGCCGCCCCAATTGTTGAGCACCCGGAGCACACGGGCCGTCTCTGCCTCAACGGGTGCGGCCGCAATCAACTCGGCGTGGTCTGGTGCGGCCTTCGCGGCGGTGCTCGTCGCCTTCGCCGGTGCCTGCGCCGCCTTATGCGCCGCCGCCTCCTCCGGCGTCAACGCGTACACCGTCGCCTTATGCACCGGCGCCGACGGGCCATGCTCGACGACGGGATTGGTGTGCTCGGCACGGTCGAACCTGATCGTGTCAACCCGATCGCCGCTGAACGGCCGGTTGAACGCGGCTTCACGGTCAGCGGCGTTCACGGTCTTCTGGTTCTCGTCGCCGTACAGGTGCACGTCGCCCGCGCGGCCGAGACGCTGCAACGCGGCGTCTGCTTCCTCGCGCGACACGTCGGAGCCGAGGTGCTGGCGGACAGCCGACAACCGCACCCACGGCGGCTCGCCCTCGCCGAGTTTCTGCGTGACGGGCCGACCGTTCATGCCACGCCCACCAGCTGCCACCGCATCGCGGTAGGCCTGCCGGACCCGGTTCTCAACCTCGGTTTCGCGGCTGACGGGGATGGTGGGCAGGTTCGTGGCCTCGTAGCCGGGCCGCTCAACCCCCACCAACGCGCCGGCCGCCGACGCCTTCGTGAACTCGCCCGGCTTCGCGTCATACGGCCGGTCATGTTTGGCCTGGTCGAACGTCTCCACCGACCCGGGGCCGCCGGTCACCTGACGCAGGTTGTGCTGCCGCTCCAGGTCGTGGATGGCGCTGGTGACGTTGCTGCGGTCGCCGGACTTGACCGCCGCCACCAGCGGGTCGATCACCGAATCCGGCACACCCTGCTTCCGGCGGGCCTCCAACCGGTTCAGTAGCGCCTTGTCCGACGCCTCGTCATGCACCATCGCGTGCAACTCGGACAAGGTCGCGGCGACCTTACCCGCCGACTGGGCGGCGTTCATCCGGTCCCGGGCGGCCTGCTCCACGTCGTGGCCCGACGGGGCGTGCTCGCCTTTGGCCTTCGCCACCAGTTCGCTGGTGTGGTCCAGCAGCGCCTTCTCGATCGTCTTGTCGTCCGCGCCGCGCGGAACGCTCACGCCCAGCCCTTTCGCGGCCTGGCGCAGGTGCTCGCGACTGAACCTGTTCGGGCCTTCGGTGAGCGGGTGGTCTCCGCCTTCACCGTGCGCCCAGCCGGCCAGAGCGTTCTTGACCCGGTCGAGGATCGAACGGAACCGGCCATGCTCACCGCGGGGATGGGACAGCGGGTTCCACTCGCTCCGTTCCTCGCCCAACTCGTCGTCGGCGAACTCGAGGATCGCGGCGATCAGCGCCCGCGCCTCCACGTCCGGCTCGGCCTCGACCAGTGCGGCGAGATCAATACCCGCCAGGCGCAACATGCGATGGCGGGCTTCACCGTCCACATGATCAGACCTCGACGACTTACGGGGCTCCAACACCCGCCAAGACAGCCCAGCTGCCTTCAGCGCAGCCACCGTCCCCGTCTCGGGCTGGCGCGCAAACACGACTTCCTGGATGTCGTCGACTGTCACGCCGTTATGAATCTGCGCCTCGACGTAGTTCTTCGACTCGAACCGCGAATCGCCGAGGTTCTTCACCCCGTTAGGCAGCGCGGCACGCCAGTCCGGGTGGTCGATCGGTGCGGCAACTGCGGTGACCGCGTTCTCTGTTGGCGACACCAGCGAGTCGCCCACCGTGACCGTCGTCCGGTCCCGCACCGACGGCTTCAGCACCAACTGGATATCGCCGTACTCATCCACCGCGCGTTTGCCGTCGACGGCCTTCACACCGCCAGGACTGACAACGCCGTAGACGGGTCGTTTCGCGTCGGGGGTGTCCGTCGGGATCCCCAGCGCCGCATCCTCGAGTTTCTTGCGTCCCTCGGTGTCGAGCAGACCCGACGATGTGCCCGTCTCGAACTGCGTCTTCATCCGGCCGTCCTCGAGGATGCGCCGCAAGCTGGACTCGTTCTTGCGCCGGACAACGATCGGGCCGGTGGTCGCTTCCTTTAGCGCCGCAGTGGCCTCGGCCTTCGCCTGCTCCAACGTCTTGCCGGGGTACTTCTTGCGGTACTCCATGCCCCAGTTCGTGTTGACCTGCTGCTCATGCGCCAGCTGGTTGTACAGGCCCGGGTGGGCGTTGAAGAACTTCTCCAGTCCCGCGTAGCGTTTCGGGTCGATCGCCCAGGGGGCCACGTAGTGGTCCTGTTTGCGGACGAGCGGCTTGAACGGCACCGGTGACTTCTCCGCCATCTGTCGCCGCACATCGTCGATCGCGGCCCGCGATACGCCCTCACGCTCAGCGCGGGCCTCGATTTTCGGGTCGCTCTCGAACGCGGGCGTGGTCGCCTTTTTCGGCGCCGCCTTCTTGACCGGAGCGGCAGCCTTCTTCGTGACCTTGGCCGGCTCCTTGACCGCCTCTGCGGCATGCGGGGCCTCAGGCACGTGCTCGCCCGGATGGTGGTGGTCCCCGCGGCCGGGTTCGATGTTGGCCCGCTTCATCAACTCGCGGGTGTGATCGAGCAGCTTCTTCTCGATCTCCTCGTCGGACGCGCCGCGGGGAAGCGGCACACCCAGACCCTTGGCCGCGTTGCGCAACTGTTCGCGGGAGAACTTGTTCGGCCCGCTGGTGAGCGGCCTCTCACCGCCGTTGTGGGCCCAGTCGGTCAGGGCGAACTTCACCCGGTCCAGCACGGTCCGGAACCGGCCACCCTCACCGCGCGGGTGCAGGTTCGGGTTGAACTCGCCGAAAACCCGCAACTCCGTGATCGCCGTAATCAGCGCCCGGGTGTCGTCGTCCGGCTCGTCCCGCTCTTCGACGATCGGCGCCGCCAAGCGCACACCCGCCGCCAACAACGCGCGATGGCGCTCGAGCAGATCCACGTCAGCCGCCCGACGGCCCGAACAACTGGTCCACGGCAGCCTGTTGCTGGTCACCCGCACCGGCAGGCTGGCCCCCAGTGGCGGGACCGTTGACCCGCTGCAACTGCACCGAGGTCCAGTTCGGGTCACGCTGCAACAGGGTCACATCGCCCTGCGACACGGCCTGAATCGCCGACTCGGCCGTGAACCCGATGTTGATGTACCCGGCGATCGTGGTCTGCTTCACCTGCTCGATATCCGCCGCGTCCCGCGAGTCCTCACGCAGGATCGGCATGTCCGACGCGTCGAACCACAACTGCGCCCCGTTGGGCACCGACACCATCGGCGCCAACGACGCCGCGTAGTCAGCCAACGTCGGATACACCCACGTGTCCGCCCACAACCGGCGGGCCGTGCTGAAGTTGCCGGCGTTCAAACTCGCCCCAGCCAAGCCCTCCGACGCGGCAAGGATGACCGGGTGGACGCGGGACAGCATCGCGATCCGGGTCTCGCCCGCACCGACGAGCTCCTTCAACGCTGCGTCGCGCATGTTCGACCCGACCACCGTCGCGTCCGCACCCGCCGTCAGATACAACGTGCGGTGGGCGTTCGCCACACCCGCGTGCCGCGACTCCATCATCGTGACGAAGTCCTCGAACTGCTCCCGGTCCTTCGCGACGATGCCCTTCACCACCAGGTTCGGGGTCGCGCCCAACTTGTAGAACTGGATCTGATGCTCGGTGGCGGCCCGGTCCTTCTGGACCTCCCGGATGGCGGGGGTGATCCACGACATGCCGATCCCCACACCCTCCGGGTCGGCCATGCCCGCCGCGGTGTAGTGCGCCACCTCGTCCGGTAGCAGAGTCTCGGCCCGGTTGAACATGCCCCGGATATCGCCCGACCCGTTCGGCGGCACCAGGCCGCCGTTGGCGTACACGTAGCCGATCAGCTCACCGTCGAGGGCGTACGCGGCGTCCTCGGGTTCCTGCTGCGACCCGTACACCAACGCCACCCAGTCCGGGCGCAACACCCGCAACCGGCCCGGGGTGCGGTTCGTGACGTACGCGTTGCCGGCCAGGCCCGCGTGCCACTCCATCTGCGCCACCATCTGCCCCGTGGTGGCGTTACGCCACGGCGACTCCAACGGCGCCAACGCGCGGGTACCGAACGTCTTGTTCGCCTTACCCGACGAGGGCAGATTGCGGAACGTGAACCGCGTTCCCGACATCACCAGCGCCCGGATCATCTGCGCCGCGAACGCCGGCGGGCACCACCGCAACGCCGACGAGTAGCCGGGCAGGCTGTTCGCGATCTCGCTGACCCGCTGACCCGGATAGGTCATCTGCGGCCCGTACGGATACCCCAACCCGTTCATGGCGGGCAGGAAATAGTCCGTCAACCACCCGTCGATCGACGAACGGGACTCCACTTGACCGCGGGCGACAGCGATCCGCTCCAGCAGGCCCAACGGTCGGTCACCCGCTCTCGACTATGCCCGCGGCGGGGTGGGCTTCTTAGTGCCCTGCTGGAATCCGACCTTTACCGCGGCGGCGGCGAACGCCACCAGCAGCCACACCTTCGCGACGGACCAGCCGACGGCGAAGAAAACCCCGGCGAAGATCGTCACCACGGTGCGCCAGAAATGGATCTGATACGCCTCGGCGGCGATCCGGTCGAAGGGAATGGTGTCGGTACTCAACTGCCCTCCTAGCGCCACATGCCGAAGGTCTGGGTCGTCGGCTCGGGCACGACCGTGGACACCACGTGATGGGCCAACGTCACCGCGCTGAGCGGGCTGATGTCCATCTCGGTGCGGCGGTGCCACACCCACGCGTCGCCCACCGGCCGTTTCGCCGCGTGCTCCACGGCGATGTTCAGCACTGGCTGGTTACCGTGCCGGACCT